CCGCACAGGACGTCCAGCGGAATTTCTCGATTGCGGCCTGGGCGATCCGGAAGCATTTGGACTACATCACAAGCTTCACCTTCCAATCCAAACTAGGTTCTGACTTCGACGATGAGGTTGAGGCCTTTGTCCGCTGGTGGGGCGACCGGAACAACTGCGATCTGCGGCGTCGGCATCCACTGCGGCGAATCACGCGCATGGCCGAGGCGAGGCGGATCGTCGATGGCGATGTGTTTCTGTTGAAGCTTGCAGGCGAAGGACAATCCCGCGGCAAGCTGCAGGCCATCGAAGGCGACCGGGTGGCGACACCGTCCAAGGGTCCCAACGGGTTCAAGGCCGATCAATGGACCAACGGGATCAAGACATCGGCGTCTGGCATCCCGCAGGAAATCTGCATCAATCGCCGATCGTCAAACGGGAACCTTGAATTCGAGCGGATCATCAAGGCCTACGACGCCTTCCATTATGGGTGGTTCGAGCGATTCGATCAGCTGCGCGGCGTTTCCCCGATTACCGCAGCGCTGAATACACTGCAGGACACCTACGAAGGCTTTGACATGGCCTTCGCCAAGCTGAAGGTCTCGCAGCTGTTTGCTCTGGCATTCTTCCGTGATGCCGATGTGGGTTTTGATGGCACGCGGGCGACGACTGATGCCAATGACGACGGCATTGCGGACAGCGGTCACGAAGTAGACTTCGGCTCAGGTCCCATCCAGCTGGATCTGAACGTCGGTGATCGAGCGGAGTTTCTGGAGTCACGATCTCCTGCAACCGAGACGGTCGCCTTTTTGCAGATGATGGTTCACATCTCGCTGAAGGCGCTCGATCTTCCCTATTCGTTCTTTGACGAGGCACACACCAACTTTTTCGGTTCCAAGGGCGCACTGCAGAACTACATCAAGAGCTGCGACAACAAACGCGCCGACCTGATTGAGCTGTTGAACGAAGTCACGGCTTGGCGGCTCGGCATGGCCATCTATGACGGCGATCTCATTCTGCCGCGTGGGGTCCAATACCGCGATCTGGTCTGGGAATGGGTGCCGGCTGGCATCCCCTGGTGGGACCCGAGCAAGGAGGTCCGCGGACATACGATGGCCATCGCCGCCGGCCTGGACAATCCACAACGCATCTGTCGTGAGACAGGCACCGACTTTTTTGAGAACGTCGACGCGATCGCGGAGGCGATGGAATATGCGCGGAGCCGTGGGGTCACGCTCCAAATGGCGACCACTGGCACCTCGTCAATGGACCAGGTGCAGAACGATACCCAAGACGAGGGCCAAAATCAATGAATGCCTTTCTCATTCCCGACAACTTCGTGGAGCGAACCGACCTCAAGTTAGAGGAGAACGCCGCCTATGCCATCCCGATTACCGAATTCAGGGTATGGGATGCGCTGGGGACGATTCTGCCAGCGACTGCGGCCAATGACGACCTCGGGCTCATCACTGGAACATGGGGTAACGACTACACACCGCGGATTCAAGGCGTCGATGCCGGAGGAACGACCGAGACTCAATATGCCGGGTTTAGCTTCGCACTGCCTCCAGAGTACGTTGCCGGCACCAACTTCACGGTCAGGATCAATGCGGGAATGTTGGTTGTTGCTGATGCATCAGCAACGGTAGACGTCGAGTGCATCAAGACCTGCATCGCGTCACCGTCCGATCTCTGCGGCACAGCGGCGCAGTCCATCAATTCAACAACTCACGCTGACAAAGATTTCACCATCACTGGGACTACGCTGTCTCCCGGTGACCGCGTCTCGATTCGCATCAAGACGGTGGTAACCGACGCTGGCAACGCGGCGCCGAACATCAATTCGTCGATTCGATCTGTCAAGCTCCTTCTCAGCGTGCGAGGCTAGGATGCCATGCCAGAGCCAGAAAAACGATCCGTGCCAGTTTCAGCTCTGCGTTTCACCGTGGGCGAATTCACCCTTGGTGATAACGGAGATGACGCTAAGACAGCTCCATTCCGGATGGTCGCCCGTAGCGGGCAGCCTGTTGAGCACTGGTTCTGGGGACGGATCGTGCATGATCTCAGTGGGGTACGGCATAAACAGCGTATCCCCATTGACTACGCCCACGACGATAAAGAAGTGATCGGTTATGCCAATCACTTTGGGGTGACGGAGGAGGGCTTGGAAGTCAGCGGTGCGCTCGTTCCCTACAAAGACAGCGATAGAGCGTCGGAGGTTGTTCACAAATACAAGGCTGGCGTTCCCTACGAAGCCTCAATCAACTTCGGAGGCAACGGGGTCAAACTTGAGAATGTGCCAGAGGCCACGACAACCAAGGTCAATGGTTACGACTTCGAGGGACCTGGAATCGTCGTGCGCCAGTGGCCACTGCGTGGTGTGGCCGTCTGTCCCTATGGGGCCGACGAACACACCAGCAGTGAATTCTCAAACGCAGAGCAAATGGAGGTCACGATTATGACTGAACAGGAAAAGCCTGAGGTCACTGACGACGTCGGAAACGAGGCAGAGACTGTCGATGGAATTCCTGCGGACGATAAGGCTGGAGAGGCCGCCGAGGTGCAAACCGAGGCCGCCGTGGAACCGGCCGAGCCAGAAGCCGAATTGACCGAATCCAACCAGAGAGCCGACGGACTGCGTTTTCTGGAGGCTTTCGGGGATCAGGGCGGCGTCTGGTTTGCACAGGGCCTCTCATGGGAAGAGGCCTCGGCCAAGTTCGTTGAATCGCTGAAGGAAGAAAATCGGCAACTCAAGGACAAGCTCGCGGCCAAGTCCGCGATCTCTGGTGTCGAGGAGCCGGTCAGCTTCAGCGAGGCGCCGAACGGGCCACCGAAGAAAACTGGAATCCCGATCCGATTGAGGGCGTGACCCTCAACCGCTCGGGCAACATGAAAGGATAGCCACAAATGGCTGATGATTATTTGGCACTGGCCGACATGGTCAATATCAACAATCGGTCGCTGTCGGACATTCAGGTGTCGAGCCTGTTTGACGACTCGCCGGTATTGCAAGTCTTGGCGGCGGTAACTGCGAGCAATGGGCATCTGCACACCTATCTCGACTACACCGCAGCGCCGGTGGTCGGGTTCCGTAGCGTGAATGATGGACGGGAACACGACTCGTCTGTGGACACAGTGCGAACCGTAACCTGCGTCATCGCGGACGCCTCGTTCACGATCGACAAGGCCTTGGCGATGCTCTGGCAACGAGGCGGCCCCGAGGCGCTGATCCAGCGTGAGGCCGAACGGCATCTCCGGCAGATGTTTTTCTACCTGGAGACGCAGTTCTTCAATGGTACGACGGATGGCGATGCGACCGGCTTTGCTGGACTCTGTGAAAAGCACTCGGACGATGCCGATGCCTACACGGTCGACGCCGGCGGGACCACGGCCCTGTCGAGCGTCTACTTCCTGCGGGCCAATCCCGACGAGGTGGCGATTGTCGCCGGCAACGGTGCGACCATCGAAATCGGCGAAACCATCGTGCAGCGAATCGATGGATCGACCACCGGCTGGTTGCCGGCCTACCACACGCCGATCACGGCATGGTACGGCTGCCAGACGGGCTCGATCGCGACCTCCAGCGTGCGATTGGCGAACCTGGACGCGGGCAGCAACACGCTGACCGACGACCTGCTGTACTCTGCCTTGGCCGTGTTTCCTGCCGCTCGTCAGCCGAACCTCTGCGTGATGGGCCGGAGAAGCTTGCAGCAGCTGCGGGACTCGCGCACGGCGACCAACGCGACCGGAACGCCGGCGCCGCGGCCAACGGACATCGAAGGCATTCCGATCATCGTCACCGATGCGATCGGCATTGCCGAAACCTTAGTGACCACCTGAGATGGCATCCCCCTTGGAATCTGCCGTGGCTGTGGCTTGGTCGGCCTGCAATCGGGCCGGCGGCGTCAGTGTCGCCTACTCACAGGGTGCGACCACGATCACAGCCTCGGCGGTTCCGGGTGTTGCTGCGATCCCGTCGGAGACGATCGACGGTGTCATCCGGACCGACAATCTTCACGACTTTGTCTTTCTCACCGAGGATCTGATGGGGCTGGTGCCGAGGCGTGGCGACCGGGTGACCTGGGGAACGCGGCTGTTCGAGGTCGTCGCTCCCGCCGGTCTGCGACAGTACGAGTTTGGCGATCCCTACGAAATTACAATCACCGTCCACTGTAAAGAGATTGCGGCGAGCTGATGGCATCGGTGCAGGCTGGGTTACGGGATGCGGTTGTCAGTTACCTGAATGGGGAATCGTATTCGCTGTCATTCACGGCCGTGGCGGCCAATGTCCCTACGGTGGAACTGGAGGCATCACAAGGCGTAGTGGTGACGGTGTTCCCTGGTGACTTTGAACAGGAACAGGAGACACGCGGAGCGCTGCGGGAAGAATGGACGATCAACATCGCGCTGCAGAAGGTGATCGTCGCCACGACACCGGCGACCAGGCTCGCCGAAGAAGACACGATGCTGCAGCTGAGGGAGGAGATCGCAGCCAGTCTGCTGGGAGAACCAATGTCAGGGAAGGGAATGCTTGCGTTGACTGGGGAGGGCGTGGCGCAAGCGCCGTTTGCAGCGGAACAGCTGGCGACGGCGTCGCAGTTCGTGGCCGTGCTGGGAGTAGTGTATCGATGATTGCGACGCCTAAGTTTCGATTTGTCTCGGAAGCCGACAAGGTGCTGCGGCGCTGGAATCGCAAGAAGCTGTCGGTGTTGAAGCGCACGGGGCTATATGGCCGCAAGGTGATGCACAATCTGCTGAAGAAAAAGAGACCGAAGCAGTTTACGCCCAAGGGACGGATCTCCAAACGCTACCAGAAGGAAATCGAGGGAGGCGGATCGAGGCCTCCGTATATGGTGACCGGGCGTCTGGCCCATTCGATCAGATTCGAGGTCGTCGACAATTCCTCCGTGATCATTGGGCCGACGTTCGGACCAGGAAAGAAAAGCACTCTTCCAGCAACGACAATTCCGGCACTTTTGAATGATGGTGGATCGGCGACCATCAGGAAACGAACGCGAGACAATCGCCTGGTGGTGTATCAAGTCACCTACAGGGCGTTCCCATTTACCGCGCCCGTGTTTGAAAAGGCGCTTCCACGGTTCAAAGAACGATTAGCACAGGAGGCTCTATAGATGGCCTATCTTCTAGGACGAAATGCGGTGGCGTATTGGGATGCGGCCGACGGGACCCTGTTTGACACTCCGATCGAATCGGAAGTGACGACCTGGCTCGGGACAGCGACCGAAGTCGGTAACATCATGGATTTGTCGCTGGAGATCGGGTCCGAAACCGTCGACACGACGACGCGGGCTGAAGCCAGCCAGGGGTTTGCCAGCGAAACCCCCGTGCTCAAAAACGGGCGGGTCACGTTTGACTGCCGATGGGACGCGGCGGATGCGTTCACAACGGATTTGCTGACGGCCTGGCAGACCGACATCGAGATTCCGATGGCGTTCCTCGATCAGGCCTACGACACCGCCAGCACGACGGTCAAGGGTCTGGTGGCGAATTTCCGAGTA